CAACTACCCTTGATGGTATTTCTGTTACATCTATAACTACTACTGCTGAGTAATCGTTATTTACTCCTCTAGCAGTATCACAAATAGCAACATACATATGATCTTTTTGTTGCTCTTCATAAATTCTATAATGTTCGTTTTCTGTTATCGGTCTTTTATATACTAATCGTTTTAAAACTGAAGGTGATATAAGAGTATTAGATGAGCCAATAAACTCACATTCAAACTCTACTCTAAACTGATCAGCAGAAGTGTTTCTTATAGTTTGTTCTTTCCATTCTTTATCTCTTCCTGGTACATCTGACCAATGAACATCTATTCTTTGGTATTCATTTATACCTTCTTCACTATCATTCCATATTTTATAAAATAGATTTAGACCGTTTGGTGTAGAAGTAATAAGTACTTTAGATGTTTTACCAGATGAAATCGTAGGATATACAGAAGCAAAGAACTCTTCTTGTATATGCATAGGTACAAAAGCAAACTCATCAAGGTAAATTAAGTTAAAAGACCCACCTCTAATTGCTGATGCTGATGTAGAAGCTGCTAATATCTTAGAGCCGTTCTCTAATTCAACATTACCTTTGTTCCATTCTACAACTCCTAATTGTAACCATCTAGGCAAATGTTCATATGCTAGAGATATCCTAGCTAAAATTTCTCTAGATTGCTGAGACTTGTGAGCTAGAATAGCTATACTAAAAGATTCATTAAACATTAAATACCATAACAACGTAGCAGCAATAGTAGTTGTCTTACCAGACTGTCTAGGCATTTTACATATAACAAATCTCTCATCTTGAACTAACTTAACTATATCTTCTTGAAAGTCATAGAGATTAAAGGGCACCAAGCCTTCATCAATATTTACAATTTGAATATAAGTTTGAATAAAATAGATAGGATCTTGAGAACATTTAACAAACTCTTCTATTTGCTCAGGAGTAAACTCTTGAGGAACATTAGCTCGCTTTAGGTTAGGATTACCTAAGTAATTTTCTCTAGCTTGATTCATTTATTTGTTTCTTAATAAGCTTTTGTAGGTCACCAGTACTACCTACAAACAAAGTATTATTTACAGTAGAAGGACTTTTTCCTCCATTAGCTGTTGTTTCTATATTTTGTTTCTTTTTAGATAGATCCATTAACGCAATATTAGCATCAGATAATGTTCTAACTAAAGTAGCAACTACCTCAAATGCTCTAGGGTGTTGGGATTGCTGCGCAACTTCTAAAAGTTCTGTAAGAGCATTAGAACCGTTTTCAATAACTTGATATAAATTGCCTCTTGCATACTCAAAATCATTGTCAAGCTTACTATCGCTTACAATTTCTTTTGCTTTAGTTATATCTTTTTTAAGAGGTTCAAGTTCTAAAAACTCACCAATAGTGTCTTTATTATCCATTAAAATATTTATCTGTCACGAATCCATAGTTATCATTTGCACTGACGCTATCAGTATTTATAGCAACGGTGCTATTAGAAGTTGGATTACCGTTAGCGTCTAACCCAGGAGTTATAGTTATTCTGCTTGCAGGAGTAGCAATACTATTAATAGTAAATGCTCCTGGTGCACCTGGATCAACATAAAATTGAGTATTTGCTTTCTTAATAAGACCTTTCTTATCTTCTACAGGACCGAATACATATCCTTTTATATCAAATCTTAAAGTATGAATAAGAGCTCTTCTTGATTCAAAATTACCTTCATAACTATCTGATGTATTTAAGCTTTGAAATACTACTGGAATATCAAAACCAAAATCTAACCCATCTATTAATTTTAAAGTAGCTGTAAACTCAGGAGTAAAATAAGGTAAGATCTGCTCTAGTATTCTAACTCCATCTTCAGCATTTTTTACCATAATAGCTAATTCAAAACCAATATTAAAAGGGGTTGGTGTCCCTACACTTGATAAATTAAATGATTGATCTCTTTTAGCTTGAACTAAATCTCTCATAGGATTCATTCTACGCTCAGGATCATATTGAAATGAAATCATTTCAAAAGACATTCTTGGTAATTGTATTTGAATTTGCCTATCTAAATTAGGATCTACATTTAGTCTTTCGATAAACTTCTGTCTTGGTCCGTATGAAATAGGCACACGCATAGTCTGAATAGTTTCACCAGCATTATTCTCTCTATCTATTTCAATATTATTAAAAAGAGTTCCAAAGTAAACTACATACTTTCTAATAACACCGTTGTAATATTTCTTACCAAACATTAAAAGTTATTCTCACTAAATGGATTAAACTCACTAAAGTCAATAAATTCTAATCCTTCATCTTGGAAGAATGTTGAATCGTCATCTTTATCTTGAGTTCTCTTATCGTAGTTATCGTTTATAATTTCCTGACCTGATTCTGTTGTTAAAGCTAAACCTGTTTCTAATGTGAGTCCTCTTGCATCTAATAAGTAAGATTGAGATCTATCTACTTCAATACTATCTATTTCAGGAATACCAGTACTAAATCTTTCATCAGAATATTCAAATGTTTCTAAAGAAAGATCATATGTTTGTAGATCACCTAATTGATAAAATAATGCATCATGTTTAACGAATTTAACTTCAAACAATTTACCTATTGCGGTAGGAAGCGAACCTTTTACCCATGGTAAAAATATAAGATCACCTTCTCTAGGTCTAGTTATATTAGGATTAAACTCTTCTATTTCTTCAACAAATCTTCTTCTTGCAATAGTTACATTCATTTGATCTTGAATAGTAAGACCAAATCTTTCCATAAAGGCACCTTGACCTTCATAACCTTCTACTGACTTAATATATAATTCTAAAGGATAAGCAGTTTCAAATTTAGATAGAACTGCTTCTGAATATAATTGATCTTGTTCTACTTGATTTCTAGGAAGGTAAAATGACTCTTGACCATATATAGAAATAGCTTCTATAATTAGATCTTCAATAAGACTTGATTCACCACTAGCTTCGTAGTTTTGAAAGTAAGTTGATCTTCCTTGTATTGCCATAGTTCATTACCCTATCATGTCGCTTACTGGTAAGCTGTATGAAGATAGCATTTCGGCTTCTAATTTATTTATTTCTGCCTCTGCTTCGTTCATTATCTGACTACCATTGAACGTTACGCCTCCGGGTAATTGTAATCCGCCAAATTTAGATAAATTTGAACCCCATTGATATTTTATTTTTGCAGTTGCATAATTTAAAAGCCATCTATCTTTATAAACATCGTTATAAGTTTCTGGGTCAACTATTTTATAAACCTCAGCTACTACATATTCACCAGCTTGAAGTTTATCCCAATCCATATCTAGATATAATCTATTTACATGTCTATTAAATCTAATAGGTTGTCTACCCACTAATAGCTCTTCAATAAATTGAATATGTTGCATATTAGTATAATATGTAACTAATGATTGATTAAATGAAGTAAGATCATATAAATCGTTTAATGCAATTTGATATCTAATATTAAATAGATTGTTTGTAGATAAATTATTACCTATATCAAATATTCTAACAGCTCCAATAATATTATCTGGCATAGTAATATATTGGTTATCTATATCATCTTGAGTAATAGACTTCTTATAAAAGTCTCTTTCTACTCCATCAAAATGGTAATCCCAATAGTATGAAAGAGATTCATCTATACGATCTTCTACCTGCATATCTTCTACATTTATTTCGATTACAGGAAAGCCTAACTTACGTAAGCAATAATCTTTGAATTCTGTTCTACTTGTTGGTAATGCCATTTATTATCCCCAGACTACTGAACCACCACTATCATAGACTTTTAATAATCTATTTGAACTGTCATATAGATCTTCTATAACTGCGTTAGCTGCTATTGTTATATCGTTAAATGAAACACTTGCTCCTGTGGCTACATCTTGACCGATATGAACTCCGGTTGAATTAGATGTTACACCCGTGCCGCCTACTACAGCAAATGATCTAGAAGCTGAAATATCTCCGCCTCCTGTTAAGCCATTTCCTGCTGTAAGAGTTACTGATGTATGATTAATATGCTCATTAGCTACAAACCCTGATAATGAATCATGATTAATTTGTGAATCGTTAGTAAATACACCTGAACTGTTTGCTGTAATACCTGTATTAGCTACAACTGCTACTGCTGGCTCCCATCCTTCTCCAGCTGAACCTGTAACTGCAATACCATTTCCTCCGGTAACATTATCAACATAGTTACCTGAAGTATCTGTTCCTAATGCAATATCATTTGCTTTAGTATGGAATGCATACTCAGTACCACCAGCAAGTTTATGAGTCCATCTATCAGCAGACTCATCCCAGTAGAATAATGCATTAGCTGAATCACCTCTTTCTACTTCTAATCCTGCATCAACAGAAGGAGTACCTGTTTGATCTTTTGCTATAGTTATAATTGCATCAGTTACTGCTAATGTTGCTGTAGATACAGTTGTTTGAGTTCCTGAAATAGCTAAGTTACCTGATACAGTAACATCATTAAACGTTACATCATCAGTAGTTCCTACTGCTTGACCAATATGGACACCGGTAGCATTTACTGTAACACCAGTACCAGCTTTAACAAATGTACCTGTTGAATTTGATGTAATACCATTATTAGCTTTAACTGCTACAGCTGAACTGTTTACTGATAAACCATTTCCAGCTCCTACTGATACAGCAGTAGAGTTAGCAACAATACCATTACCTGCTCCTACATTTATTGTTCTTGATGAAGCGATAGTACCACCGCCTGTTAAACCTGTTCCAGCAGTTACTGATACTGTGCTGTGATCTATATTTTCATTAGCAACATAACCTGATAAGTTATGTATATCAATATTGCCTTCTGCTATGAACACACCAGATGAATTAGATACAACTTGATTATTTCCTGCAGCTACAGCTAAAGTTCTAGAAGCAGTTATATTACCGCCTCCTGATAATCCATTACCTGCAGTTATTGATACACTTGAATGATTAATATTTTCATTAGCTACGTATCCGGATAGATTGTGAATATCAATATTACTTTCATCTATAAATACACCGGATGAATTTGATACAACTTGGTTATTTCCTGCCGCTACCGCTAATGTTCTATTAGCTGCAATAGTACCACCACCAGTTAAACCGCTGCCAGCTGAAATAGAAACACTTGAGTGATCTATATTTTCATTTGCAACATAACCAGATAAGTTATGAATATCTAAATTACTTTCGTTTACAAATACTCCAGATGAATTAGATACTACTTGGTTATTACCAGCTACAACATGTACGCCTGTTGAGTTAGAAGCTACACCTGAACCTGCTGTTACTGCAACTGCAGTTGAATTTACTCCAATACCGTTACCAGCTCCTACTGCAAATGATCTACTTGTGGTAATATTACCACCGCCAGTTAAACCATTTCCTGCTGATAAAGTAACTGAGCTGTGGTTAATATGTTCGTTTGCTACAAAGTTAGATAAGCTATCGTGATCTATTCCTGACGCGTCTGCATATACTCCGGTTGAATTAGATGTTATACCTGTACCTGCTACAACATGAACACCTTCAGAGTTGGATGCAATACCGTCTCCTGCTGTAACAGCAAATGATCTTGAAGCAGTAATATCACCGCCTCCTGTTAAACCATTTCCAGCTGTTAATGAGACGCTTGAGTGATTAATATGTTCGTTAGCAACAAAGCCTGATAAGTTATCATGAACAATAGCTGAGTCATCTGTAAATATACCAGTTGAATTAGCTGTGATACCTGTATTTGCTACTACAGATACTGCTGTTGAATTAACAGATAATCCTGCTCCAACACCTAAGTTTAAAGTAACATCACCAGTAGTACCACCACCTGTTAAACCATTGCCAGCAACAACGGACTCAATGTCTCCCGCGTCGTTTGTAAAACTAAATTGTCCACTACTACTATCATAACTTATGTCACCACCACCGCTGAATAAGCCTCTAATAGTAGATGAGTTAATTGAAAGAGCAGTTGAGTTAACATCTAAGCCGTTACCTGCAGCTACATGAACACCTGTAGCATTTACTACTACTCCATCTCCAGCATCTACTGCAAAAGATCTTGACGCTGCAATTGTACCACCACCAGTTAAGCCATTACCAGCTGTTAGTGTAACTCCGCTATGATCTATATTTTCGTTAGCAACATAACCTGATAAGTTATGAATGTCAATATTACCTTCATTGATAAAGACACCAGTTGAGTTAGATACAACTTGGTTATTACCAGGCTCAACATGAACACCAGTTGAGTTAGATGTTATACCACTACCACCGTTAACAGCTATAGTAGTATTATTAACAGTAATACCATTACCTGCACCTGCAGTAATAGTAACTGTACCAGTAGAACCGCCTCCAGTTAAACCTGAACCAGCAACTACATCAGTAATACTTGAATTACCTACGTCAAAACCAGCATCGTTATTAAATGCTGATAAAGGTATCTCTGAAATTAATTTTCTCTTATCTGCGCCGTTATCTAATATGATAAGTTCATCTTCTGAATTTGTAACACTTTGCGTCATATCTGGTAATTCAGATAAATCAACAAATACACCTGAACTATTAGCAGCTAGACCTGTATTAGCAACAACAGCAATAGAAGGATCTGATCCTTCACCAGGTGTATGAGTAACAGCAATACCGATTCCAGCTGTTACATTATCAATATAATTACCTGATGTATCTGTTCCTAAAGCAATATCGTGTTGTTTTGTATGCAATACATATTCAGTTCCACCTGCTAGTTTTTGAATCCATCTATCTTGTGATTCATCCCATACAAGTAATGCATTAGCAGAGTCACCTCTTTCTACTTCTATACCTGCATCTAAAGCTGGTGTACCTGTCTGTCCAGATGCAACTGTAATAACTGCATCATTAACTACTAAATTGTTTGTATCAACAGTAGTTTGAGTTCCTTGAATTGTTAGGTTACCTGATACTATAACATCACTAAATGTTACGTCAGCAGTAGTACTAACATCTTGTCCTATATGAACACCTGTAGCATTTACTGTAACACCTGTACCTGCTGTTACTTTTAGATCAGTTGAGTTAGCTGTTAAACCATCTCCTGCTGCAACGTGTACACCAGAAGAATTAGATACTAAAGCAGTATTACCAACTACTGCAAATGATCTATCTGTTGAAATATCTCCACCGCCAGTTAAACCATTACCGGCTGTTAAAGTAGTTTCTGTATTTGCTTTTTGTGAAGCATTAGATAAAGTATGAATATTGATATTACTTGGTGTTATGAATATACCAGATGAATTGGATACTACTTGAGTGTTACCTGCTACAACGGCAAATGATCTTGAGGCTGTTATATCACCACCACCAGTTAAACCATTACCTGCTGATAGGGATACAGAGCTATGGTTTATATGTTCGTTTGCTACAAAGTTGCTTAAATTATCATGATCGATACTTGATTCTAATACGTTAATAAAGCCTGTTGAGTTAACAGATACAAGATCACCTACTTTTATTAAGCCTGAAACTGTTGAATTGGCCGATGGCAAAGTTTGAGCATAAGTAGAACCATCACCTGTGCTTAATACAAACGTAGTATTAGAAGCGGTATACGTAAAATTATCTACGCCGCTTACACTTGCACTTTGGATGTTTGTTACTAGACCTTTTGCGTTAACTGTTACGACTGGAATAGTCGTAGTGTTACCTACAGTTCCTGCACTTGCGCCTGAATTTGGAAGCGCTGATGAGTTAACGACACCTGAGCTACTTGTTACCTCAACGCCGCCTACTTCTAAGCCATTTTTTACTCTAAAATTTTGATTTGCCATTCGGTTCCCTATCCCCTATATAACTATATCTATTTATGCTTCTACATATTCTACGGAGTACTTATAAGTTGTAGATGCATTACCAGCTGTTGTTCTTATTCTAACATTAGCACCTGATATATCAGATGTAACAGTAAATAAACTACTTCCAGATCTTACTGTGGCAAATTCAGTATCATAGGATGTAGTTCCATCATGGATAACAACGAACGTTGTAGTATGGTAATTGGAACCTTGAGTTGCTTGTATTCTTAATATAGCTGATCTATAAGTTGCTTTTGCAAACGTTAATAGATTTTCAGCATTAGTTGAACCAGCTGATTTAGATTGGCTTCTCTGCTGACCTGAGGTAGAAAGACCTTTGCTAGTTTCTACTTTATCAGTTGATGGGTTATAAGACATATGCCTTATCAATTCTGCTATTCCGAATGCTTTTGTCTTTGGCATATTAAACCTTTATTCCAATACGTTTTACTTTAAACGTTGTTCCTGATCCTGATGGTGTAACTCTTAATCTTATATTGTTACCATTAATATCACCAGATACGGTATATAATTCATTATTAGAATATACAGTTCCGTATTCAGTAACATATGCAGTCGTACCATCATGTATCAGCAATGCCTCACTAGCTGCAAAAGAATCTGAAGTGTTCGCTTGTATAATATATTTAGCAGTTCTAAATGCATTTTTATCAATATTCATTATTGTTATTGTATCTGTATTAGATGAAGCAACACCAACTGCTTCTGCTAAATCACCGCCTGTTGTAGATGCGGCCGTTGTTCTTAAAATTTCAACTGTATCACCACTTACTGCATTAGCAGATAATGTTATAGTTGAATTATTTGTTTGTGCGTAGTCGTCACCTACTAGAAGTCTTACACCGTTTAGATATACATCTTCATCACCAGAAGTATAAGAAAGTACATTACCGTTTTCATCTGCACCGTTAAATACTGTAGTATTAGAAGAAGGTTTGTATATAAAACTAAAATTGTTTACAGTTAAAGCACCTGCTGCAACATCTTGGAATGTTAAAGCACCGCTTCCATCTGTAGTTAAAACTTGATCAGCAGTACCATCTGTAACCGGTAAAGTATAAGCACCGTTCATACTTAAACCACCAACAGTAATAGTTGCTGGAGTAGTTGAACCTGTTTGTACTACTGAATTAAGAGTTGGGGTTGCACCTGCATCAACAAAAGATAATTGACCACTACCGTTTGTTTGTAATAATTGACCAGATGAGCCGTCTTGAGCTGGAAAAGAATATCCATTTACAGATAAAGAAGTAACATTAGCACCAATTTCAAATATAACAGTACCATTGGAACCATACATGATTCCATCAGTCAAGTTAAGAGCTAACTCTCCAGTTGATATTTGAGATGTGTTAGGCGCCTGACCGGATACGGACGATCGCTTAACTAAAAACTTTGCTGCCATATGGGCTTATTCCTCTTATATAAGAGGTGAGGGTTTCACTATCCTCCGATCACCTACTTCTTCTTTTCTGTATTTACAGATTCTTCTTTTTCTACTTTAATTTTATTTTCAAGCTTTTTAAGCTCAATAATTTGTTCATTTGCCAATTGTAATTGAGCTTTAAGACTAACTAATTCTAGAGTCTTTTGTTGCATTTAAGTATTAATGTTTGCAATATATAATCTAACGTACCCGTCTTGTGGGTTTTCAATCCTCATAATATACC